TCCAAGTGTTTGCTTGCTGCAGAGTAGTACCGTTTTTGACTACGCCCGCTGGTGGACTCACGTTAAGAAGAGGCATCTTCGTACTCCCCTGTTTCAATCATCTGACAAAGCTCTTCAGCCCTTGCGCCGACTTGCTTAGACCAAAGGCTGTTGTCGAATTCCATGCCAGCCATGATGTAGTCACCGCCAGCCATAAACCCCAGCGCCTTCTCAAACTTGAGCAGCCGGGTAAGGCCCAAATTAAAGGCGATGGAAATCATCGCGTCTTTGCGGGCAAGGTTTAAATTCTTGTACCACGAAAAATTATTCTCAAGCTCAGTCTCAACTCGGTCAATGTCGTTGGACAGCAAGAAGTCAATCTCGGCATCGCATAGGCCAATGCCGCCGTCTTCGTCAATATTGCGGCCTACGCCAATTGTGATCTTATTCGCCGTACATCGGTACGCGAATGGCTTTACGCCTTCGTGCCTTCTCAGCATTTCAAATAACTTGTCACTGCTCATTGGCTTTCACCCTTGTTAGAAGCGCCAAAATAAAAGCTCACGACTGCGCTCACTATGCCGCCAAGGTATCCAAGCACCAAGTTAACGATAGATTCGTTTGTCTCTGGCATTAGCGTCACGATGGAGACATAAGCGCCGAAGAAGATGAACGCCAGTAATGCCAGCACTTTAGGGGTCCAATCGCCAGCAAAAGACTTGCGGGCGTTCTGGGTGTCTTGCACTTCCAGCGCGAACACATCCACATCAAGCTTTTTTAACTGCACAGCGAATTCGTTGTCTGCAGCTTTTATCTTTGCCAACTGCTCTGGGGAGGCGTTTTGCACCGCCTTCTGCAATGCCTTGGGTTCTGGTTCGCAACCCATAACGCTGGCGATTGCCTTCATGGCAGTACCAGCTAAAGGACCGCCCAAGGCTTGTCCCAGCGTTGGGGCAAGACTGCCGATTACATTTTTTATAAGATCAAATTTCATTTATTAATCCCACATTTATCTGTTGGTAAGCCAAGTGAGTAAGCCGCCTATCGTGGCTGGCACTAAAACAATCACAACCGCAAATATTAGTGCGTACTGAGACAGCTGCTTTTTAAATCTTTTCTTTCTAACCTCTTCTGATTTCAAGAATGCTTGGCGGTTCTTACGCGCCTCAGCCTGCTTGATCATCATGTCTTGCCACAAATCTAACCTGTTAGATGCAAGAAATATTGACTTAATGTTTTCTTTGCTTTGGCGCAAAGTCTCTTCAGCCATCACAATCTTGAGCGCGTCAGATTCGCTCAAATTCTTGCTGTTCTTAGCACGCTGCAGATCAAATTCGCTAGATCCTAGCTTGGCTATATATGTGCCCAGACTCTCTATATTTGAGGCCGCTCCCGCAACCATCTCAAGCGCCTTGCACGCAGCCGTTACTGCCGCAACAGCCTCTAAAATCACCTGTTAGCCCATAGCGATAATAAGCGGAACCAACACAGAGCCAAGTACCAAAGCGTAAAGGCCATATATCATTTTCTCTAAACGAACAAACTTAGCTGCGCCGCTGTCAAGCCTGCGCTCAATGCTTTGATACCTAACGACGCACTCTCGTTCGTGCGCCTCAATCGAGGCCAAAGCCTTGGCTGTTAATTCTTTCTGAGTCACTGTGACGCAGACTCTTCAGCTTCAACCGGCTTGATTGAATTGCGAATGTCTGCTTCCCAGCTGGCTATACTGCGCTCGTTTTCTATTAACTGAATTTGCAAGTTTTGCTGCACTTCTCGCAATTGTTGTACGCGGCCAATCATTACCTGCGCATCTTGCTCAAGGTCGCTGAATGCAAACTCTTGGCCATCTATTTCTACTGTTGGGTCGCTCATCTTTATTCCTTATGCAGCCCAGGGGGTGCCTGATCCACTAACTGGGTTAATCTGTAGGTCGATATTAGCTTTTAGGCCCGTCTCTAATGCAGTCACTTGCTCTTCACCCATTCCTGCCTTTACCCAAGCAATGCAATTGGCCTCAGTGACATCTGCGTAATCAGTGAAATTATCAGGGTCGAAAGTCACAGATTGCGTCCCGTAGCTTGAGGCGTTGTAGGTAACTTCGCCTACGGTTTGCTCTGCGTTTACGCGCCAATGAATGACGTTAATTACGTTTGTCAGTCCATCTTCTGAAAGCACGAAGTCAGTTTGTGAGATTGAATATGTGTTTGTTGCGGTCATAAGTTATTCTCCAGCCTTTGGGTTGGCGTCTTTCATTGCTTTAATGTCAGCCTTCCAAGCATCAATTCCGTGGTGGTAGATGTTGTCTAGCTGGTCTTCAATGCTTGGGTATGCCTCTGCGCGACGTTCTGCGTAGGTGATCTCTGCCTCAATTTCAGATTTGGTTTTTTCTCTAACTGGCGCGGGCATTTCTTCCTCATCTGCGACACCGTCAGCAACAGTGCTGACATAATCGTCTGCTACTGCAATAGGATTTGGAAACTCAGCAACTAAATCAGCGTGCAGCTTCTTAGCTTGAGCGTGTAGAGTTCCGTCTTCTTTGAAAAATAAGTATTTCATTAGTCGTCTATCCTTACCCATGATGTCCATGTGGTGTTGAAACTTCGTACATAAGTTGCTGGCCCTGCCAATAAAGTTGCCATCTGGGCTGTCACGTTGCCTTGATTTCCGTATACAACGACAGAGTAGTAAGCAAATGACGGGTTATTGGTGTTGGTGTTTTTGCTGCGGTAGAAGCCGGTTTTTTTAAGGTCATCTAAGCTGCCGACATACTCGCCATTTGAAGCCTCTAACATTGTGCCAGTAATACCGCCAGCGGCGGATATGCGGAGGTGTTCTGTGGTTGTTCCGGCAGTAGTCCCCGTCCGAAAAGCCATAAAAGCGCCTGAACCGCTTGCCGCTAACTGGACCCCACCTGTCGCACTTTGGAACTGCTCAAAGAAAGAATCAGCGCCTCTTGCCATTTTGATGCCGTTGCCGCCGCTAGTTGTTGTTGCATCAATTTTGTATGCCGGTGCCGAAACACCAATACCCACGGAGCCATCTTCCTGCACTCTAAATAACTCAGTACCACCTGAAGTTCCTGTACGGTCTTTAGCTATGACAAAGTCTTCGCCTGTTGCACCGTTATCACTATCAATATTAATGAACAAACTAGCAGGTACGTTGATAACGCCATTGTGACTCCCGTTATCGTCTAGTTCCAAAACGCCATTTGTTGATACAAGTTTTGTTGCGGTGGCTGTGCCAGTTACGTCTATGCCTGTGGAGGTGGTGGCTAGTTTTAACGCTGAGTCATAATAAAGTTCAACAGCTCCATCAACTAACATTCTTGCCATGTATTCGGTAGAGCCTTTATCAAACTCAATATGTGGCCCATTGGTTCGCACGACTAAATTACCACCGCCAACTTCTTCAATAATTGAGTGGTTGTTGTTGGATGTGTGATAAATCTCTAGGTCATCACCAGCACCGAACGTAGCCTTGTTATTGTCGCCTAATGCTATGCCGCCGTTGGCTGTGATTGCGCCAGTAACTGCTAGAGTACTAAACGACCCCTCCAACCCATCTAACGTATCAACAACAGCCGCGCCAGACCCAGCGCCATCGGTGGCAATAACTTTCACCGCGCCAGCCGCTATTGCTACGTTCGCGCCAGATCCTTGGCTGAAGGTCAGTGTGTAAGATGTCGCGTTGTCAATAATCCAAACCTTGGAAATCGTGTTAGGACCAAGCGTGACTGTGCAAGCCTGACCGCCGCCTGTGCATTTTAGATAAAGCGAGCGCGCCTCATCAGCAGTGCCATCAGCCAGGGTGATTGTGTGCGTCGATGCGTTAGGGATAGCCTCGCTGCCCTGGCCGAAACCTGATGCAATATTTGTGATAGTGCCATTCAGTAAGTCACCCCAAGTGCCAGCGTTAGAGCCGCTCTCTTGGAGGCGAAGGCGTAAATCGTTGGAAAATGTATCAGCCATGATTAATCTCGATTAGGCAACTTTTTGCCAATTTGTGCTGGCGCTTTGTTGCTGGGTGTAAGTTGTGCTTATGTCTGTTTGCTCTGTCCAGGCGGTGCTGGCTCCGGGTTCGCTTTGCCACTTGATCTCGCCGTTAGCAGTGACCACGCCTTGAGCGCTGATTGCTGCAGCGCCGAACTTAACCTGCCCACCGCCTGCCGTAATACTAGAGGCCGCGACGACAGCCGCAGAGCCAGTGAGTAGCGTTGTAGCTGTAGCGCTTCCACTGCTTGTTGCCACAATTGACGCGCTGCCAGTGGTGACTGTGACAGCCGTAGCGCTGATTGTTGAAGAAGCCGTGATGAGCGCTTGAACATTTCTAAACCTCTGTCCTGCAGCCGTGATCGTTGATGACGCAGGAATTGCCGCGCTTGCTGTCCTAGCGCGAACGCCACTGGCACCAACCACAGAAGAAGCACTGACAACTGCCGCACCGTTCGTAACCACCTGACCAGCCGCCGCCACAGCCGACGAAGCACTGACAGTCGCGCTGCCATCAATGTAGCTCCACTGGCCAAACCTACCAGCGCCGAAACTGCCATAATTCCAACCTTGACTCATTAGTCTAGTGTTATGTCCACGTCACCAGCTGGGAACCGAAAAACATCGCCAGTTTCGATTGTTCTGCTTGATGTGAGGTTAGACCAACCAAGAAAATTGCCTGATGAGGCAGCGTCGAAAATACCAACTGCAACAATGGTTCCCCAATCGCCGCTGGCAGTGGGGAATTCAACCGCAGATGCGTTGGTCGCCGCTGCGCCTGTTGTTGTGAAGCTGGCAACCTTGCGTGTATAGCCGCTGCCAGATAATTCTGTGCCACCGCCAGCATCGCTTGGCGCGCTAGTGAATAGGCCCAGATAAACAGCTGACGGGCTAGTGAAGGCCGTGTTGCTAAATGAGTGAGCCAGTAATTTGTTTTCAAGATAGTCAGAAAAGCCAGCCATATAATTTCCTATTGGAGCGGTGCCGCTCTCATTTTGACGCTGGTCTGGCCAGCTGTTCGTTGATTTGAAATCTCTAGGTCATCTATGGCCTTTAAGTAAAGGCTTGACCAGATGGTGATTCGCTCATCGTTTTGTAGGTACGGGGCGCTTTGCATCAGCGCGCCATAAAGATAAATGTCCGGGCTATAGTCGAGCAGCCAGTTGCTTGTGTTGCTGTCGCTAAGCGCAGGTATGCGTGCGTAATACACTAGCTCCCCGGTGTAGCCGGTAGCTGTGTTATCAGGCGCTGGAAAGACTTGAATCTCAGTGCCAACGTGGGTGTAGCGGTTAGGCCGACCAGTAGCGCTTGATCCAGACTTCAGCCCGTTAAGGGCTTCGTTGGTGAGAAACTCCATCTGCGTGACGGGGTTAGTCTCTAAAATTAAGCTCACAGTCTGCAGCCAATCTGCAGGCGTACTAGAATACTCTGAGTCGATGGTCGCTTGTGATCTGGTGACCATATAGCGGTGTCGCACAGAGCGCTGAAACTGGGCCTCTGCCAAGGCAATAAAGTCCTTTGTGGCAGAGGCCAGATCAGTGCGATTCAGCCAATCAGCTATGCTTGCTTGAAGCTCGCTGTAAGTAGAAATCGCCATCAGATTCGCGCGTCTCTGGTACGAAACGCGCGGTTCTCTGAGTCGTTCAACCACTTAGCCAATTGCTTAGGATCGTCGGCAATACCTTTTGCTTTCAGATCGTAATAGATTGACAGAGGCAGGGATGCCACCCGCGACCACTCGCCATGCTTTTGATGGCGGTCAATTTCATTACGGGCGCGCTTGTTCGATTCAAGGATGCCAGTCACATCTTGCGAAGACGCAATAGTGATCTTGTCATCTTTCAGCGTCTCGCCAGCCTCATAAATGAAGTCGGTCTTGATGCCGCTTGCGGCATCGTTAGACAGGTTGCGTTTGATTTCCATACGTTTCCTATTAGCTAGTTGATAGGTCTGCTATAACACCAAGACCAGCTTCTTGGGTAACGACCAAACCATACTCACATAAAGTCAGATACTTTTGAGCATCGCCGGTCTTTGCCAGCTCAGTCGCTTGGATAGGTCTTAGCGTAGCCACCTCTACCAGATCAGGGTCGATCACATACGCATCTCTTGCGCGCGATTTTGTTGAGGGGACAATTGCAACTGAGCCGAAGTCCGATAAATACACGTCAGCCGCACCGATTATAGTTGTTGGAGAGTCGCTAGGCGCTTGATAACGCTGAGCGGCAATACCAGCAAAGCCAGAGATCACAGTCTTAACGTGTGGACCCACTAATACAAATCGTGGTGACCCGCCGTTTGTAAAGACCCCTTGGAGGACTGATTTTAACATTGCTTCTGTCATTGCCCGCTGCGTGCCATCAGTAGCGCCAGCGTTTACAACACCGCCAGATACCGTAGGCGCTGCGCCGTTAGTACCATTTGAACGGTTCGTGCGAATGAATGCAGCCAATGGCGCAGTCTTTCGTGCTGTGGTTGAGTTACCACCTACCGCTGCGTGATTCAAACCACAAAGGTTATGTTCCATATCGTTAGCAAGACGCTTGCCTGCCATACTGATCTGGTACGCTACCTCTGCCCGTCTACCAGCAAGATCTAACGCAGACATTGTGTCGGACACGATAAAGTCTTTGCGAGAAATCTGTGTGTAGTTACCAAGGCGAGTAGTTGGAGTAACTGCGGTAAAAGAGGCTAAGTCGTCACCTTCCAAGTGGTGGTTAGCACCTGCGGCACCAAGATCATCAGTCTGCCACTCGAAGAAAGTGTTAGAGACGGAGCGCTTCTTTGTCATGTTGGACATGAAAGGACGAGTCTCTGGAGAGATCATAGTAATAATATTAGAAAGATCTTCACGAACGCCTTTAGCGTCATAGCGAAGAAAAGTATTTGCGATAATTGTCATGGTAATTCCTAAAGCATTGATTCAATAATTGAGGCTGCGTTTTCTGCGCTGCCATTTAGTTTGAGACGTTGAAATGCGGCTTTAGTTTTGCGCTGACTAGGCTTTACCTGCTGTTGACGTGATCCAGATCGTACAGTTTTACCACCCTGCCCAGCTTTCTGTGCTTTGCGAACGCGCTTCTGACCTTGGTCATAAAGCATGGCTTTGCGCAGGACTTTTATGTGGTTAGCCCTGACCAGTGCGCCTAGCTCTTCTTCAGCTACGCCCTGGTTAATGAGGTATTCTCTAAGCTGCTCTCGCTGTTTATTGGCAATCGCCTCGTCCTTCCACTCAGGGATAAGGTCGGGTAATTGCGCTGCCTCACTCTTTATCAGTCCACGCATTTGCTGCTGTTGCTCTTGGGCGTTAGCGTCATTCACACGCTGCTGCTCTATCGCAATGGCCTGCATCTTTTGCGCTCGCTGCTCACTTCTCAATCTGTACTGTCGTTCTTGCCTTGCACCTTCGATAGGGTCTTCGTCAAATAGTCGGTCCCAATCTGGCGCAGGCTCGTCAAATGCTGTCAGCTGCGTTTGCAATGCGCCTAATAACTGGCTGTATTGCTGCCGCTCAAGTTGAACCGCGTCTCGGTCCTGACCGAATTGCTTTCGCTCTTCTGCCAGTGCTTGGCTCTTCTTGGTATAGTCTGCTGTGCGTGAATACCCATTTTTAAGTTCGTCCAGGTCAACAGAAATTTCTTCACCGGCAACTTTGACCGTGAAGTTCTCAGGCTGACTGTCCTCATCTTCGTCTGAGTCGTAGTCTTCATCGTCATCCAACAGTTCGGCATCATCGTCATCTGAGTCGAGATCCTCATCGGACTCCTCATACTCAGTTTCATCTAAAGCCTCGCCCTCATTTTCTAAGGACTGATTTTCAACAACCTCATTTGAATCTTCGGTTTGGCCTTCTGGCTCCATCAAACTCAAAATCGCTGCTTGGGCATCGCCCAAAGTGCCAGACCCCATATCTTGGGGTTCGGTGCTTTCTATTTTATCACTCATGGTAAATTCCGCTTATTGAAAGCGACTTGATCAGCGACTGCGCGTATTTGCACAACCAAGTCTTCAAGTGCTTCTTGTTTTAGATGTAAGCGCTCCCGCTGGGCGGGGTCACGTTCCTTGCACCATTCCTCGAAGTAGTCGAGGCGTAGCATTTCTATGAGCACGCCGAAATCTTCATCGTCGGCGAATCGTTGTATGTTTGACTGCTGCTCAGGCCGTAGGGACATTCGGCACCTGCTGTTGTTGGGCTATCTGTCTAACAAGCTCTCTATCTCTCTCTGAGTTGGCCTTGATCTCTGCCGTGTTGACCTGGGCACCGTAGCGGGCTGCTATCTCTGCAGCCTTGAGTGCCAAATTTGCTTCGCTCTCGTCCCGGCGGCGGTCATCCTCACGGATCATCTTTTCGCGCTCTAGCTCTAGCTCAGCTTGTTTCTTTTGAATGTTCGCGTTGATCTCTGCCATCTGCACCTCAATAAGCCGCTCGTTGATATCAGGCTTAGGCGGCTCTGGTGGTGTGGGAGGCTGCTGCGCTGGGTCTTTGAAAAAGCGCTGGGGGTCTTTGAAGCCAGCTATCTCTAACATTTGCACCATAGTGGCGTAGTAGTTTTCAATCGACACTAGGGCGTTGTCCGGCCCCATAGTTTGCATGATTTGTTCTTGCTTGCCCGCTACCTGCTGCAACATAGCCATACGCTCCATATCGCCGCCTTTGCCCAAGGCGACATTGGCTACCACGTCCATATTTGCGTTCCATCTATCTGGACTGATGGGCACAAAGCCATTTGTTAAGCGGATCATGCGAGGCTTATCGACGTGCTTAATGATCAGCTGCAGTAGCCCTTTGTATAACCGGGTCATGCCGCCTTCAGCGAACAGGCGCGCAATCATCTCTGTCCTTTGCTGGGCTGCGCCTATTGTTTGCTGGACTGCCATTAGCGTGCTGCTCTGCAAGGCGCTAGGGTCTAGGCCATCAGCTGCTTTTGATATGCCGGTCCTGTTTTCACGGATCTCGTCCATATAAGAAAGCATGGGAAATGCTTCTTTGCCAACGAAAGGCAGAGTAAAAGGCACAACAGCGCCAGGTTGACGCATTCTGATCACGCCCCCGGCCTCATT